CTTTGTTGCTCTTACGGGTGTCGATGCTTATGGTCGAAGGACTGGGTTGGGTGTTCTAGGTCGCGACAGTTGGCTACGGAATTTAATCTTCTTCCTTCTGTAGTTTTTGATAACTGACGAGTGTGGGACGTGTCTACTTGAAAAGTACAGTTAGGGCCTTCAACCAGTAGGAGGGTAGGTTGCCTAGACAATCACAGTCGTTGGACTCCCATGCTGTTCTGATCTGGGTGGCTGAGACCTGGCAGTTAGCAGGAGGTTGGAGTGGAATGTCATTGGGGTCTACTTCGTTCAAAGGGGGAGGCCTCTGACAAGCAATCCAATACGCCATTTTCCATTGAGTGTCTCTGTCTAGTTCTGGTATATCAAGTGGAGTTAGACGAGTCACCTGGAAATGTGAGCAAATTGATGCACTTGAGGATAAGATTCCCAGGGGGGAGTTAGAACAACCAACTATAAGCTCCGTTGAGTCTGATCCTGGAACTTCCCACATGATATCATCAGCCTGACGAAATGCACAGAAAGATGATTGCAGGTTATTGAATGAAAGCCGATCGATCCGGACACGGGAAAAGCATTTAACCCCTTGCGAAGCAATGTATTGACGGGCTTGAAGGACGAGACATGGGTTGGACACATCCACATCAAGTAACGCCACAGAGATTTTGAGGGAAACTATCCGCTTAACAATTTGGTAAAATGACGAATCTGATATGTCACCACTTAGCTGCCAACTGACAGGATCCAGTGTGAACCCTGGATGCGAATAAGGAGGGTCATAAGTGGTAAACTCTTGGCCGAGAGGGAGTAGAGACGATGGGATCTCAAATCCATGAACCCCACACGAGCTTGGAACGCACCTAAGTATCCCCCCGTTGCCTATTCCAATGACAGCCACAGAAGATGAAGGATGCAAGTACGAGTGTATTGGGGCCCATTTCTCAGCCGATCTAGACAATAGTAAATTCGAAGACCCTTTGATTCGGAACAACCGGCTTACTGAATTTTCTCTAGATGCGTGAGGCATCAGCTCAATTCGACAGTCAGTCCCTGTGCAGGAGCCAGATGGCAACAAATTAGGCAGAACAAGTCTCACCAACGGGAGTATGACTGGCGATGGTTGGAGGCGGGTTGACCTAAGACTCCTAAGTGTCTCTTCCGGAGAAGTCGGGACCGTATGAATTACACCATATGCATTGACAAGTCTTGAGAGAAGGGTAAGTTCTGCCAATCTTCGCAGTTCATCAATTTTGTCTAAAACTCTGAAAGTGCACCTTGCAAGGTGTTTAGCATTGCGTACGGACAAAACACCGTCAAGGTTGAGTTGGGTTAGCCGAACCCCAATTAGTGCTGAGACTTGGCGTGATATTGTGTGTACACCTGATTCATATACTTGAGAGGTGTTGAGAACGTCAGTCAATATCCCAGGCCGCAATATTCGCTGTTCACACGAAACGACCCACCACCGGATTGCATGCTCACGGGTAGATCCTGTTAACCCTTCTCTTGCCCAAGGTGTTGGTATGTCCTTGCAATGCTTGAGAGTTCCTTGGAGTTGAGGTACGAGCCTGAGTAGGCTTTGTTGGAAACATATGGCAAGGCTCTCCCGTAACGGTAAAGACTTGTTGCATCTCAAGATGGCTGGAAGTGACGAGTTCATAATTCCAGCTGCAACGATCCCACTCGCAAACTCCTCAGCAGTTAATAAACCACACTCTGGCAAGTCAACTACCCTGGACGGATTACTCTCCGCTCGCACATAATGGTGCCTACGGATGAAACGGGTGGCAGATGTGACCTGGTTAAAAAACAAGGACCCTAAAGCACCAATTACTGTTGGTTCGGTCTGATTAAATGGGAGTGATCTCTGAAGCAATAATGCTGATCGATTTGCAACCGGGTGGACATTCAAGTAGGTGGCTTGAGCGTAAAACAGTTGGGGAGCTATTGGTACAGTCGCCTCCTTTAAATCCCTACTGGTTGTGAGGATGTGGTCTTGGACTGGGATCAAATCTCTCGAGTCGTATCTCATCACTACTCCAAAAGGCGCTGAGACTTTCCTATGTTGGTAGAACCACTGGGTTAAGCAAATTCCAGTCAAATAAACCTCACCTATGGAAATTGGGCAATCCAGCTCTCCAACTTTCCCGAGTCTGTTGGAAGATACTGTCAGATGTGTAGCCCAATTGGGAGGTGTATTCAAGTAAGAGCCCATTGTAGATTGGGTCATATTGTAACGGTGGGCTATGACGCCTCCCACTTTCTTCTTCACAAAAGGTTGAAGCCGAGAGGGATCAAAATCACACCTACTTTGGGCACAACGGGTCACAAAAGACCACAAACTTGTCCCAGGATGAGTTAGCAACTCCCGAATCTGCAATATCTTCAAGGCATCCTCTAAAGGTGGGGTGGAGTCAGCCGGTTTAATCCATTTGGTGACTGATTTGTCTCCTGTAAGGGACCCAAGAAAGGGGTTAACAGCACCCCTTTCGCATGAGACTTCTTTAGAGCTCTTGTGTAATGACATGATCCACACCTGACCGATATCATCTGGGTCACTGATGATACTTTTGTCCGGTGATGGGATCGCTCTTGATAAAGTTGAGTCTAGAGGGTGTACAGTGGTCAATCCTTCTAGAGTTCCAACCCCCCACCTCCTTCTCATGTCTGATGCCAGTTGGTATATGGACTTGACCGGAGATTTTGTTGCAACCTTGTATGATAAGGCTAAGGTCTTGCAGACCCCGAGGATGTAGATCTTATCTAAGGCCAGAGAACGTGAAACTATCGGGAACCCAGATCGCCTCCCAAGCCCCAGGAAAGTTCGAGTGTTTGAAAACCGTTTTGCAAAAGTATCTGCAACCCCGTATATAGATGTTTTATACAAGTCATGACTGACCTTCGGATAAAAGGGTCGTATCAAAGACACCTCTTTAAGGAAACCAGATCTGTTTGTAGAGTCCATAGTGAAAAGGGCTCGAATGTCTGGTAACTTAGTCGTCTGTTCAATGAGAGGTCTTATCATACTCACGGTCCGACTCTCTCCGGGTGCTTCTCTACTTAATGGAACAGAAAATGGGTCCAAGATCAACCCTTCAATGTCCGGGTTCGGTGTATAAAAAGCGTCACTTAAAAGGAGGCTGAAAAATCTCTCAACTACAGGGATACGTCGGAACAAGGAGAGGGCAGCCAAAGAAGATGATAGTGGATCTGTGTGTCCTCGATACATAAACTCAGCCAACGAGGCTACTGGAAACCCCCCCAAGTTCGCAGGCACAAGAGTCAGTAATGTGGCCCAAGATAATCTTTCGTCCCTTAATAAAGCTGCCCACAGGGAGTTCTCAAGTTCTAACCCATGGTACAGAGACACTCGAAACTCCCGCTCAATCCAGAACCTCTCAATAATTTTGGTCATTACAAAGATGGGTAGAGTCGACTGGGCCCGGTCTGAAGTTGCAACTCCAGTAGCTGAAATGTTTGACAGTGCCTTAAAAAAACTGGGAACATCTGGAGATGAACCGTAAATCATGCGAGAAACTGACTTACAAGTGGTTGGAAGTACTCTCCCTTTGTACCAGAGTTCTTTGCCATAAGACACAAATTGTGTAGCCTCTGTGCACTCTTCTTCTTTAACCTCATGACCGACAGCTTTCGCATACCGTGAGATCTGGGCCTTGCAGCGAGCGACCACCCTCCGAACTTTTTCAGTTTGTTCTGCTTTCGGCATGTTCGAATCAATTGGGATATCCACCACAACGACCTGATTATCCCCTTGACCTATAATGTGATACGCGAGGCCTAGAACCCATAGAGCCGAATGTATGATACACACAGTAAGGAAAGTCCACCCCTTCTGCCAGATACCCTCCAACCCGGCTGGGTGAGAATTCCACACTCCAGGTTCGTTCTGTAAAATTCCTCCAGAAGGCTTTGTGATGGAGGGGGTGAACGCTGAGTGTCGAAGAACCATAAGGCACGTCTTGTAAAATGTGTGTATAACATCAAACAGTCTACCTGCTCCGTAAATCTGGTTGAGTCTGCGTCCTACCGGATCAACAGTTTCATCTCTGAACTGCAGGTTCCATCTAGAAAAATCAATTTCTATGTAGGCTCTCACCACAGACAGAGGAATCATAGTAAGACTGAGGAACTTGGAGACTAGTTCACTTTTCGACATCGTCATTGTCTGTTCTGGGAAGTACTGGAAAACCCCATCAGCTAAGTTCTTCTCGGTTAACACAAAAAAGGATCGCATCTCTAACACCATCATAGCGAACATTCTGGGGTCCAACTTCATCTCCCTCTCCTTGGGAGAGACAGTCACTACAAGCCAATCAAATGGGAATTGTCTTTCTGACACCAATTGGCAAATTTCCCGCATGTCAAAGCTCTTTCTCGACAAAAGCTCTTCTAACACTCTATTAGAACTTGTTGGCCGTTTAGGTTTGAATGGTAAGCGACCAAACCAAGAGTTGTCGATTTCACTCCTTTTGTATGACAAAGCTTTGTCAGACATTAGGTCTAGGAAATCGTCCCCAAAATTAAAGGGTATATGAGGTTTGAAGGTAACGTAATCCCAATCTGAGATGTCATAAAGACCCAACCCTAGAGGAAGAGATGGGTGATTACTCTCCCACAAGTCATAGAGAGTTGATTTGACCCCGTAAGGTAAGTCAAAACTCAGGTCAGGCCATCTGCCTGTCTTAGAGATGTAACCCCTGGTGTACAGGTGACAAAAACTCCATTCAAGTTGTTTGATGGCTATTGGACTTAAGACCTTTTCCTCTTGAGCAAGCTTTCTTGAGGACTCACATCCTGAGACTGGGTCAATATAAGGGTGTCCAAGAACCTTCATCAAAGAAAACAACTCGGAGACCTCCTCTGGTTCGGAACAGCTTGCAACCAACCTCCACATATTGTCAGTTAGATAAGTGGTCTGATCATTGCATCGTTTTCCTGTCTTGAAAGTCGATTGGTTGACCCGAAACTTGTCTTCTTTGTCACGATACTTTTGGGTTATGGATTCAATCTGTGAGTTAATGTCTAAGATAGTCTCACTCATTTGAATTAACCGTAGTCTACAAAAGGACTCAATTGACTTGATGATCTCGTAACCTGATTCTCCATATGCAGTCAATATCTCATAACCAACGGTTTCAAAACAATCCAGAATAGGGATGATGTCCACTGGACACAAGTGGAGCTCCCCGAACAAGGTAACTAGGAATAAACTAGCACAAGAGTCTTTGAGCATCAGACAGGCATCTCTAGACAAGACTACATACCTTCCATCGAACAACACGATGGACAAAAGCTTACAAGTCCACGATCCCGTGCCTGGTATCCAGGTCGATGCCCGCGCAGCAAGTACACTTTGCTCAGCAATGTAATGCCAAAACAAGTAATTACACAGACGATCGTAACTAGCCGTACTTACAGTTTTAAGAGATGGACACAAGTCGGGATCAAGCCCCTGATCAAGATCGAAACGGTCTTTGAGCTCAGTCATAAGTGATTTGGTAATTACTTGAAGATCAGTGATTGAGCGATTCAATGCTCGAGCTGCTACCTCCCTGTCTAGGAAAGAGGACCCAAGTTTCGTGAGGAATGGGGTGAGTTCTGCTGTGTGAGGTTGGAACTCAGAAGTGATAGAAGGACTGTTTTGTTTGAGCCGAAGGGACAATGCCATTGATGTTTCTAGTTTGTGATCATGTACTCCTCTGGACCGTTGAAGGTTAGACAGGTTTGGATTTGTGTATGCCTTGATAAAAGGGAGGTATAGGTGGGCCGACAGAGGGGCACTCAGCAACGTCTCTGGAATTGACATAGTGGTAGTTAGCCAATTGAAATCTTGTAGTAGGTAGTTGAACAGTTAGGTCTCATGTATGTACACTGGGCTAATCGTCTTCAATTAGAGGTTCCGCATTCTCGTGTGTTTTCTCATTTTTGATTACTACTAACCACCACAAGTTGATCGTAAGCCTTGTTTCGAGGATTCATTACCTGATCATGTGTTGTCTTACTTGCGAAGACTCTGTTTGAGTAACGTTAAAATCTCGTTGATTTTAATCTCCATGTTTGAAATGGATCCTTCAAGAGCCAGAACCCGATCTTCAAGATGACGTATAGTACCTGTTGATTGTATCGACCCTATACTTCCAGGGCCACGTTGTGGTCCTTGACGGTTAGCCCGCCGATTCCTAAACTCTTGATATGTCTCAGGCATAATCTTGAACCAACCAGACCTGTTCTGTTAATGTTATACTGTAAGTATTGGGCAACAACAAATAGGGACCAGAACTACGGTATTGTGTTCTCATTTTTAATGACTGTCATCAGTGATCATGGGGTAACATCAGTCAAGGGACTTGACAGTTAAGTAGCAAACTTCTTGACAAGGTTAAGGAGCCGAAGGTTGGTCATTCTTTTAACTGAAGACTGACGAATGGGGCGGCTTGCAACGTGTGGTACCGAAACAACGGGAGTTTTCCACAACCCATTCCAATTGTTATAAAGATTCAGGGCCATTTCAACACAAGTTGTAGGGGCTACCTTGTGGTATTGAGCTTTGACATTGATCACCCTCTTCTCAACCGGTGAACAAGTATCAACGTAATTAAGAACTGTCTTAACAGCCAAACCAGAGACTTGGTTACACATTATTCCTCGAGTGCTCATCCCTGTCCCTTTAGTGTGAAACACATTCCGGGGTTGAAGATCCATAAGGGTAACGACAAGACTAGACTCTCCCCAGACACTTGCCATGCCCCATTCCACAAACTCCTTGGCCTCAGCGGAAACTTGGAATTGTTGTAACGGGTACTGACCGATCAAGGTCAATCTTTCCAAGTCCGGGGACATTTCAGGGTTGAGAGTTTGCAGAAACCTAACAAAGCAGACCCAACATGCCCTATCTACTTCAGCTGCTTCCCCAGCATAAATCAATCCCTCCACATCTGACTGAGCACCCAGCCCAGTGGGAAGGAGAACCGAATCCTCTCCCATTTGTTGATTGTGGGTAGGGCCCGACCTGCACGAGACCTGTTCCGCACTTTGCCAACCCGACACCAACCGTGCCGACAGTTGAGGGGTCGTTGCGTGCGGTCGAGACATGGATAACAAAGCGTAAGCCTGTATACACCGGTTAAGTTCCCGATTTATTAGATAGGTTCCCTCAATTGAAGCGAGAATTAGTTTGTATTCTCATTTTTAATTAATAGAAAAGAGAAGAAAGACGTACTAGGGTCCCACCTTTACTAAGTGAACACCTCCCTAATCACATCCGAGACCCACATATCTTTCTTCAGGGCTTTGGACATTGGAGTGAACTTAAGTCCGTTGATTTCGGCGTATCGAGTGAGATGTCGGTTCTGAATGATTAATAGTGGGTTGTAGGGAAGTTCCTCCATCTTAACTACTCCATGTTTAGGCTCTTTAACAGTTGTTTGGAGTTTGAGTTTCTCACCTTTAACTGAGTCGGCAGGTGCTTCAGTTAAAGATGGAGCAGGTCTGTGGCCTAAGGACACAGCTCTCGGGTTTTCAAGAAGGCTGAGTCGAGATTCAATACCGGTTATCCTGCTTGCAAGGTCGAACACCTGACTCTCGATGTATTTCCTCAACAAACTCATCTCAGTGTGCACTGACCCAATCTCTGTCTCAGCGTACTCTTCTTCTTCTGCACCAGTAAACTCGTATGACCCTTTTGACAAACTGATAGGTGGTGATGCGGGTGGAGGAATGGGACGAGGTGTTGATGGGGTCACTTCTTCCGTCCACTTTGCAACATTCTTGGGTGAGTGGGGAAGCCGAACAGTCAGTTGCGCTTTCTTGCCCTTCTTGTCGTGTCCTGTCGTAAGGTTGTCATGAAGATCAGAGATCACATCTACTGCAGGAGTTCCCAGAATCGCCATGTCTTGGGCAATATCTTCAGGGATATCCGGTGCTTCTTGAGAGATTCCTGACATCAGAGTACTGATCTTCTCAAGATATCCGTCAGGATTAGCAAGAACCTCTGCAGTCTCTTCGATTAAAGCGGGTTTCTCAGACATTTCCGATGTTTGAAGCGTTGAATTTGTTCTCATTTTTAATTAGTAAACTTCTAGGTAAATGGTGAGAATCCAGCCTATCAACAAAAGCGTTCAAAAGACGATGTTAAACCTGAGCCTGTTGAACATGTGCAGCTTGGACAGCCCCTTCTTTAGGTTTGACGTCTGGAACCTCCAGCAGTTGAAGGAGGTCTCCTAAAGTTGAGCTAGCAGCCAATCCCGGGTCCTGACTACGAACAGTTGCGATTAATGGAGCGTAAGCGTCCTTGTTGTAGACGTACCCGGAAAAGGTGGTTTCAACTTCTTCAATGTAAGACCCGGCAACAGCAATTAGAGGCCGAAGCTCGGAAGAAAGGAAGAGGAAACTCTTTTGGTCGACAAGTAATCGATGGTAGGGACGGAGGTCCTCGGGTACCTGTTTAAGTTTGCCAAGGTCTGTGGCGAATTTCTTGTAATACGGAGTAAGTTGTTTAACTTGAACTGTCCAAGGGTGCATATCCATCAACCGACCTATAGCCCCAACATGAGTCATACCCGTGTTCTTCAACATAAGCAACATGGTAACAAATGGATCGATGTTCGGAGGTGGGAAGTTGACGCTCTGGATAACAGAGACAAAAAAACCCGTCAAGAGGTACCGAATGTGGGGATAAAGATTGAATCCCGCATTTATTTGATCCAATGCGTCTAGTGTTGGGCCTAGTTCCTGACCGGGGAATAACTGAGTTTCGTCATCACTCAGTTTGTATCGACCGATCAGAGCGTTGGGTCGCCCACCTTCTAGAGCATTGCGGGCACTGTCTCCCGCTGCTTTGGCATATGTCATATATGCAACAGATGCAGCAGCAAAAACAGCTTGTGCATTGGTCACCAATACAGCATCAGGCCCCATTGACCCTAAACCAGCATCCTCAGGAGTAGTTTCAGGATCCAAGTTGCGTCCAGAGAGAGGTTCAGTTGTCAGGTTGTCAAACGGAACCCTGACAAACTGAACTGGCCCACGGTTAGATTCAAAGTATCCAACTACTTCTGGCACAGCAGTACAGACAACGGTGAGCAGTTTTGAGACTGCCAAGTTGAGGTTGGCAGCTTTAGCCTTGAACGATGACAGCCATAGGGCGATAAGAACTGCCTTTTCGGAATCTTGAAGGGTCCTATCTACAACAAAGACTTTGACTGAATATCCTCCAGAGAGTACTGCTTTCGGAATCTTAAGACTTGACATCATCTTAGCAGTCAGAGCAAGGTAAGTGGAAATACGTGGGTTCCAGTTGAAGTCAGTGATGAGTAGTGTGTTCTCTACTTGAATGAAGCGAGGGGGCGGGACACAAGCAACAAAATGGGAGGCAAACGACA